CTATCTTATAATCATGTCCAATATCTTTATCACCACCGGCTTTGAGAGCATTATCAATCTTCTTTTTAATCATATCATACTTACCACTCTTCAATAAATCAACAGATTCAAGTATAGCAACTTTCATTTTTTGATTTTTACAAAACTCAAGTACAATATTTTTAACATAATCAGAATCAGAACTTTCTCTATACTTTGCGGTTTCTTTTAATGCATCGGTAATAGTTGATTTCAATACCTTATCTTCAACTGCAAGAACCTCCGACTTAAATACTTCCGATGTTGGTGGTTGTTTGTATTTTTCATAATAAGATACTATCTTACCAACTATCCAACTGTTTGCCTGTGATTCAAAGTAACTTGGATCAATAATGTCAAACACTTGTTGTAAGAATATTTTATCGGAAATGAGGGAGGAAATTACTTTCGTTTGAAAAGTATGGCCGTATTGTGATAAGTTATCCTGCATATTTTGTTCGTAGTGTGTTTAGGTTTGTAAAATTTTTATGTATCCAAGTATCCCAATCATTCATCACAGATTGCATTTTATCTTGAATGAATAATTTATCCAACTCTATTTTGTTCAAAGATTGTATTTCACTATCAACTATATTTCGTATAGATGATTTATGACTTTGTGAAATATCAACATCATGTAATTGCATGATTTCGTAATTGGTCTTAAAAACTTCAATGTTGTTTTTTAATTCATTCATTGCTTTAAGTTTTCCATCATACAATATACAAAATTGAACGAAATTTTCCAAATCTATTTTTGTTTTTTCTGATAACATTGGGAAATTTTTTAGTATGGTTTTTTCACCAATACCATTTATACCTTTAATGTTATCACTTTTATCACCAAGCAGTGATTTATACAATATAAAGTTCTCACACCAAATTCCTGTTTCTTCGAGCAGATTATCTGGTGTATACATTTTTTTCTTTGTAGGAAGATAGACACTAACTCTATCTGAAACTAATTGTAGGAAGTCTCTGTCATTTGATAATATAACAGATTTCTCCTTGAAGTACGCAGTTAAGTAAGCAATAACATCATCAGCTTCGATATTATCGATACTGATTATGGATATGGGTAGGTGTTGTAGATATGAATAAATACGGAACAATTGATACCGCATTGATTTTTGTTCTTCTTCAAGATTCTCAAACCCAGCAACTCTATTCAATCTTGACTTAGTTGACCTGCCTTCCTTATAGTTGGAATATATTTTTTTCCTTCTATGTGAACCGCCTTTACCATCAAAAACCACAACAACCCGCGTGGGATTAACCATACGGATTGTTGCAGCAAGTGACTTGAGAAAGCCAGACAGACCACCAATGTGTTGACCATCTTCATTTAATGTTGGGATTGCAGAAAATGTTCGTATGAACAAATTCAAACCATCCACTATCAAAACCTTACTATCTCTATGAATATTTTCTTGGTTTTTTCTGTCTGTATCTATCTCATTTAATAACTGTTGATATTTCCTAATCATAATTCATCCAATAGTTGCTCATCAGATAAAATCACATCATCAATCCTCGCACTGTCTAATTGTTGATATTTCATAACTACTTTATCAGCAATTTCATCATAAATCATATCTTGTAATTTTGGATTACTCATAATCTTTTCAACAAATTCTTTGGATTGAAATTTTATAACTTCACCAGTTTCTTTGTTTGTCCATGAATACCAAGCACCTGATTGTGATACAAGATTATGTTCCTTCATGGTTGTCAGCCAACTACTGTAATCATCAATACCACTATCGAAATAAACCTCGTATTCACATTCACGAAGTGGTGGACCACAACGATTTTTGACTAATTTTGCCTTAACTCTCGAACCAACGATTTCATCACGACCTTCTTTCTTTGCCTTAATAGCACCGATTGAAGACAGACGAATACGAACTGATGCATGGAAAGGAATACCTTTACCACCTGGTGTTGTCCAAGGATCAGAGAATGCTGGAGCATTAAGTTTCTGACGAAGTTGATTTGTAAATACTAAACAAATTCTCTCTCTACCGATAAGATTTGTTATTTTTCTCATTGCCTTTGAAATGATAAGTGCCTTTGCTGTAGCATAACCGTCCTTATCAAAATCCGCAGCCATTTCTGTTTTAGTTGAAGCACCTGCAATTGAATCAACAACGATAGTAACTAATCTGTTTTTATCAGATGAACGAACTTTGTCAATGATAACTTCAACTGTTTCAAAAATATCTTCAATTGTTTCCAATGGTATGTATAACATTTCTTTCAGATTCAAACCAATTGCACTAAGAAATTCAGTAGATATTGCATTTTCAGTATCAATGTATACTGCAAGTCCACCTTTCTTTTGTGTATTTAATAGAACATGAGCAGCGAGAAGAGATTTACCAGATTGTTCAAGACCAGTGATTTCACACACTCTACCAACTGGAAATCCACCATATTTACGATTGGATATTGCCAAATCTAACATAGTAGATCCAGTTCCTACCCATTCCTTTACGATAGTTGGAGCGTCATCGTCTCCTTCAAGGAAGTATGCGGATTTTATATTCTGTGTCTTGAACTGTTTGTTTATAGTTTCTGCAATAAGTCCACCAAGTTCATCGGTCAACTCACTCTTACTTTTTGCCATAACTTACACCTTTATTAGAATAGGTCTTTAAATGCGTTGTCTATTTCTTCAATCGTTGGGGTTTGTTTTGTACTAACAGTTTCTATAATTAACCTCTTCTGAACTTACTTCTTGTGAAGAAGCACCCAACCATGTTTGTAATTGTGATTTTAGTTCATCATAAGTTGGCTCTGGAAAGAGTTCTGTTATGTTAGGTTGTTGTTTAATTTTTTCAATTACCGCTGGATTATCTGTAACTTGTGTTTCTTTTGGTTTGATACGGATAGTTGTCTCTGCATAAGATTTACCAACTTCTTCAGCAGATTTTACAGTAACTACAATATCACGACCTGATTGTGGATCACTGATGTCACCGTAATCTGGATCTGCAATAAATGCAAGAAGTTCTTCGTAAATTTGTTTACCGAATCCCCAAAACTTTACACCTTCTGTTTCTTGTCCACGAACAATAACTGGAACATAAACTCTCATCTTTGGTTCAAGTTTTCTACCCATTACCCAATCTTCCTTATCTCCTGTTTGTTTTAGTTTTTCAGCAAACTCAACAACTGGATCAGGACGACCAAACGATGCGGGAGAAAGAATTGATCGTTTACCTAAATTGTAATGGAAATACAATTCAAGAAATGGATTTTCTTTGTTGTGAATGTAGGGAACAATTCTGATTTGTGTTTCACCTGGATCTGGTTTCCAGATATTTGATGTGCGATTGTTTGTATTCTTTAGTGAATTCAAACGGCTTCTAATTGCATCTAGGTTTATAGCCATGATGTAACTCCTTAAATAATAATGTATAATGTTGAACTATTAAAGTTCAATGATTTAATTTCTACAAATATAGTAATTTAATGTTTAATAAGCAAGCAATTTTTTCTATAAATAACTATGGGAAATCCGAAGATTTCCCATTTTATGATATTTTTTGGTTGACGATATATTATCGTTGCATTTCTGTATCGTAGTCTGCACTTCTATCCATTTCGGAATTAAATACATAACTAATATCCACCTTTTGAACACCTTTGATTTTTGTCTTGACATATTCTGCAACACCGGCTTTATTTTTATATTTTTCCATCCAGTAAGATTCACCATTTTTTCCACCGTTAATTCTAACAGCAGCACATTCTTGTGGCAATACATTTTCATATTTCTCAAACGGATTATCATCACCAACCGGTTGAACATATACTTCTTTACATTTTTTTATTGGCAATAAAGGATTTCCTTTGTCATCTACTTGTTTACCAAAAAATGATAGATTTATAGTATCATCATAATTTAGAGTACCATCAAAATTTATAGTAACTGCCGCAGGTTTCAGTTGTGCATCCTTTACCATTTCTTCAACTGTTTTCTTTTGAAGTTCTTGTGCCATAGGTGTTTCTTGTTTACCAAGAACAGGTGATTTATCTTTACCACCATATCTTTCTGCTTCATATTCTGCCCATGCAGCATCTTCTGCAGCAGTACCGGCAGCCGCCTTTGCCTTATCATACAATTCTTTTTCTTTTGGTGTCATGGTTGAAACTTTTTTCTGTTTAACTTCTTCTGGTTCACCCATACCAACTTTTTTCAAAACATTATCAAAAAACCCCTCATTCAATCTTTTTTTGAATGTGTCTTGAAGTTTACGGTTTTCTTCAACCAAATCTTTAATTACAATTTTCTTTTTCATTATCTATAACTCCAATCTTAATTTCTACCAATAAGTTTAGTTCTTATTATTTCTTTTATTTTTTTACGAAGTTTGCTCTTTAATCTTTCACTTACCATACCCTCTGTCTTTTCTTTTTTCTCCTTGGGTTCTTCAATTGGTTCTTCTTCTATACCCAATGATAGAACTTCGTCATCAATTTTTTTAGATATTCTTTCAGAGACATGATTTATTTCAGAAAGCATTATTTCCAAAATTTTATCGTCTTCATCTGTTAGTCTTCTTTTTATGAATGTACTAATTTTTTCAATGATAGTTTGTATATCTTTTTCGTGTGATTCCTTCTCGGCCATTGGATATGATGCAGATTTTAATTTTCTTAGCGATTGAAATAAAACCTTCAATGCAGGATTGTTTGAGAATCTTGACGATATAGATTGAAGAGCTTCTTTAGACTGATTGTAATTTTGTGAATCAAATACTTTACGAAACATTGATCGTATTGTATCCAATGATTCGTTAGGAAATATCATTTGTATAAAACCACGATTCTTATCAATTGCATTTATACAATCGATTAATACAATATAACTAAAAGGACTTGTTGCTGATGAAGTAATCGATTCTTTTAATATTTTTTTATTCTTACTCATACAATCCTCATGGTAATAATGTTATGGTTAAATCTTTTTGAACCAGATACACACTGATGCTTGTTTTCTTATTGAAAAAGTGTAATTTGCCACCCATTGGCTTACGGTAAATATACCCAATACTTTTCAATGCATCTATTATTTCGTGCTCTTTGTATTTACTGACATCTATAACATTATCCGGCAATATACTAATATCATTCAATTTTTTCTTCAATTCGGTAAATATTGTATCGAATCCAGTTCCCTCATCTACCAAATTCATTTCACTAAGTTTTTTAACAACTCGGTATGTTACTTCTTCTATGATTGATTGATAATTTTTATTTTTCATGTTTAGATAATTGTAATGTTCATAATAATATAAATATGGTATTTTTCAAAACTATAAGGTATAAACATTGATTAAAAATATCTTTACTACCTTGAATCCTTCTTTATTTTTAAGCAATGCACAGTTTCTATATCTTTCCCACTCAATAGGATATTTCTTATCGAGTATGCCGTTATTAAGATTCATAATCAATTCGTTTAAGGCATTTATGGTGTATATCGTATTTGTTTCTTTTTTCTGATGAACCATTATAGAATTAGGCAAGAACTTTTTATATGTGTCCATGACAATATTATAAGACAATATAGAATCCTCTTTTGTCTCTAATGATTTAAAATGAAACACCTTATTATTCAATATTGAAAAATTATCTTTTATATTTTCTAAAGTTTCTTGTACTTGATACTTTCGTGTAAAAGTACATACTAATTGTGTTTTCAATAATTTTCTCTCATTTTTTTGCTAAATACAGAATTTATCTGCAACTCATAATGATACCTAATTATCGTCAGAAAATTGTCTACGAATATCCCATGTTTTATTTAAGTGAGAATCTTTTAAGTTATCCAACATAGATTCTATTAATTCAGTATCATCTATGTGTGTTTTCAATATCTCCTTCAATATCTCCATGTGTTTTTTGTTTCGAGTGTTTGGAGTTCCTTCTCCAATCGCACCGCTCCATTCTTCTGCTATTTCATAGAAATTAAATGACATAACTAAAATCCTAAAATATATTTACTATAAATATCAAATTAAATTCGTTTAATAGCACCAAAATCGTCTCCTGCGTAAATTTTTATTGACATATTATCCGTTTCAAATGCTCGTTGTAGAATATTAACCAATTCCATTTCGTCTGGATGAATATCAAAAATAAACGCATCATAGAGATACATCATAAATAAGGATTGCTTTCCTTCAAGGTGTGGTAAAATAGTTTTTATCTTACGGACATTATACTCTGTTTCCAATGATTGTAGAACATAATTGAATACTTTATTCGGTGTTGGGTCTTGAATGTCTCTGAATAACTTCTCATAGAACCAAGATTTTACAACTCCGTTTTGTTCATATTGCTCATAAAACTCATCAATCATTGCCTGAATACTTTGGAATAATGGATGTCTCATAAATTCAGGAGTTATTGTTCCGTAAATGTTTTGAAATACTTTTGATTTAAAATCATCATAATCAATATCCATTCCCAATTCTTCTTGTATTTCTTCGTATGGATGTCCTTCAAATTTATATTCCAATATCTTTGCCAATAGTTTAATATGGAAAGCATCGTAATCAAATTGAACAATTTTACCACCCTCAAACCTTGAACGAATTTTATTTCTACTACCGTCCTTCTTATTCATTGCAGAGAAGTTAAAACCATCCCAAGCATTACTTGGTCTGCCAGTTGCAGTATACCACATATAGTTTTGTTTTTTCCATTCATCACCAACAAGAATATCGTGTTTTTCTATTTCATGGAAAACATTTATGAAATCATTGCAGTAATCAATACATTGTTGACTAACCATGTGTTCACGGTAAAACTTAAAAACATATTGTGCAATTTTCTTTGCATAATCCAATTGGTTTGCCAATGGTACAATATGGGAAAGGTCTTCGACTTTATAAAACTTGTTCATCAAAACTTCCATACCTTTAGGATAAAACTCTCTTGGATTTATATGGTCTCCTGTGTGGTAATGAAGATATGAGTTCAAATCTATACCATCGTTAAAACCATGATATACCATTGCTTTTTTATTGAACACAATAGATTTGGGATTGAGTTTTATATCCATCAAATGAATATCACTTTCTAATTCATCTGGATGTGTGAAGTTGATATATTGTTCTGTTCTATCATTGAATAGAAAATACATACCTACTACTGCACTTTCTGATTGGTGTTTGTTTAGATTGGATAATAAAGGAATACAAACACATATTTTGTCTTGAAACATAGTAAATTTAAGAATTATTCATAAACAGTTAGTTCACGAGGACTCGTAATTATTTTACGCAATATACGAAATTTTTGCGAGAATCTACTAATAATTCTTCGATTTGAGCTAATTACTCCTGGAATTTTTAATATTCCATCTTCAAATATATCATATTCTGGACCGTCTACTTTCCATGGAATAGAAACTAATTCGTATAGGTATTGATTTATTCCCGAACTATCTGAATTATAAAACTTTGTTTGTCCTTCATCTATCTCGAAAAATACCCTATCCTTTTCATTTCTCTTTGATACAAAATATCTTATAATCGATCCATCTTTAATCTCTTTATCACTTAATTTTCTTCTAACGGCTCTCGGTGAATCGTATAAATAATACTGTCCAGTTACACCTTGTGTCTTTCTCTTATTACCACCAACTATTGAAAAATGTTTTAAATCATAATATTTTTTAGTAGCATCCTCCAGTGATTTTAATCTAACAAGTCTTTTAGATCTCAGTGGATCCCAATCAACTTGTGTAAATATTTCGCCAGAAGAATATCTATGATAAAAACCAACATATTCTTTCCAATCATCCAATGTCATGTATTCACCACCATTGGTAAACAACTCTCTTTGTATCTGATTTTCTGGATAGTATATTTTAGATCTTGTTGCCATAATTAATCACCGTTAATATTAAACTCCACCGTTTATTCTGGCGGCAGTATTTATAGTTGTTTCCCAAGTATCTGGACCTACTTTATGATTTATTTTAGTAACAGTAAAAAACATTTTACCAGCATATCTTCCAGGTATCAAATTGGTTGTAACAGCATCACCAAATTTGAATCCTGATATACCATCAACTGTAACAGAGAAGTCTATTGGATATAATGCCGCCTTCATCCAATGACCAGGTATTGCCTTTTTTTGTTGAACAAGTGCCGCCTTATATGAATCACCCCATGAACTATTTATACCGGCAGTTGCAATAGCATTCTCTAAATCAGACAATGCAGACACTGAACTGTTCAAATTACTTTGACCAGGAACAGATACATCGGTATCACCACCACCACCTCGTGCCGCTGTATAAGCAGCTGTTGCTAATGGTCCAGGTGGCTTACATGATATTGAAACAGTTTTTATCATTGGTCTGAATCCACTTGCTTCAAATCTAAAAGCGCCTATTGGAGGATTGAATGTGAAATCTTCAACAGAGAGAACTGCCTGTTTTGTTCCAGCACCACCACAGGTACTAATTTTTTCAACAACCGTTGCACCTAGTTGCCAGTGATTACCACACGCTTCGTTTACTCTTTTTACCAATTCGTTTAGAAAACTTGTCAATGCCTTTTCACCAACATCAGTTGATTTCTCAGTAAAGAATTTACGCCAAGTATCTTTTACATGATCAACGGATAAATATATCCCACCAATATATCCACTCTGTAATGACACTCCCGGTAATCCTTGGATGCCTGTTGTGCCTGAGTATGGACTTTTAAAATTCCATATAACTTCCATTGGATATGCAGATTTCAAATATCCATAACTTGTATCTGTTTCATTTTTGGTTATATCAACGCGCATTACACTTTTTAAAGCACTTGTATTTAGATACTTATTTATGAATTTTTCTATTTCTTCCAATGATATGTACCAAAACTTTTTTACAATTGGTTTTGTTATTTGTCCAGAGCTTCCAGCCGAACCACCATTTGTTTGTGTACCACTCGAACCGGCAGAACCAGCAGAGCCACCTGCAGCTAAATCGGTCTTGGTAACTTCATCTGTTGCCGGTGGATCGGGTTGCCATGGAATACCAACTGCCGCATATTTTAGACCATAAGGTCCAGGACCGTTTGCAGGAACAACTTTCCATGCCTCTATGCCATACAATTCTTCTGGCTTAGCAGGATTACCAGCCGGCGTTGGTGTTGATGCTCCGGATGTTCCACTTGATGATTGAACTGGATTTAATATAGACATATCTTCATCAATACAAGTTCCTAAATCATGGCCAACTATTGGTATATTTTTTGGATCAGTTGGGTTAAATCCTCCAGATGAACCTGCACCACCACTTGAAACTGTTGAAGCGGCCGCAGCTGCTCCTGCTGCTGTTGATGAATTTGCGTATGTTGATTTATTATTTGTATTAGTAGATTGTTGACCAGGAGCACCAACTGCAAGTGTTGCCGCTGAAACAACGGATACTTGTGCACTAACAGACATATCTTGATTAACAGACCAATTGAAATTATAAATGATACCAGCAAAAGAAAATCTCGAAGCACACGCTTGAGATGCATAAGTTGACCAACCA